CTTCGCCGTGGTTCACCTCGCAACGTTTCGGTGGAAATCGAACGAACCTATTCAAGGTTCATGCCTTGGATGATGGTTCGGGAATTTCAACGAGCTACAAGTTGTCGATCGAAAACATCTCCCCTTCAAGTGATCCTGCGAATCGTTACGGTACGTTCGATCTGGTTGTTCGTGATTGGTTCGATCGTGATACGGATCTGAAGCCTTTAGAAGCCTGGCGCGGACTCGATCTTAATCCTTCTTCGGATCGTTACATTGCAAAGATCATCGGCGATGCGAACGTTTACTTTGACTTTGATAAATCGGAAGCATCGCAAAAGATTGCGATTCAGGGACAATTCCCAGCGAATTCTAACCTGATTCGAGTTGAAATGTCGAGCGACGTTGACAATCAAACAGTTGATGCAACCGCACTTCCTCTTGGTTTCAGAGGACATGCTCACCTTGTGACCTCGGGTTCGGCACCACTTTCACCGGTTGTTTCAACGCAATTGATCAGCGTAACGCCGATGAAGAACGTTGTCACGCCACCCGTTCCATTCCGTCAGAACATTTCAACGGGAACCGGACAGAAACGTGCAGTGAATCCCCTCCTTTACTGGGGCGTTCAATTCGAGCATGTAACCTCACCCACAACTCCGAACGGTTCAACTCTCGTGAATAAGGCTCTTGCTTCACATGCGAAGTACTATCCCGATTTCATGACATCGACTCAGAACGTTGTTGCTGGTGGAAACGAAGGCACATCTGATACGACTGCGAACGGTATCCTCGATGCTGATCGCTTCAACCTCGGTGCCTTCTCGCTTGACAACATCAAGGTAGTAACCGGATCAAACCTTCTTGCTGATGCTCAAGAATGGGACGATGCTGTCTACGTTCGTGATGGAAACATTGTCACGAGTGATTCAACAAAGACTCGAAGACTTGCACTTGAAGACTTCAATCAATCGAATCGAAGCTTTTTGAAATTCACCACCTTCATTCAGGGTGGATTCAATGGTACCAATCTATTCGATCGCGATGAGGCTGAATTAAATAACACTGCGGTGACCGCTGACATGAACAACTCGAACCGTGGAACGTCGAACGGACCGAACGTTCGTACGTACCTCAAGGCTCTTGATCTGATCAAGAATGCTACTGAGGTTGACATTCAACTTCTCGCAATTCCCGGAATTCGCCACCCCATCATCTCTAACTCCGCCGTCGAAGCGATGGAAAGCGATGATCGTCGAGATGCCATGTACATCATGGACATCGAGCAGCTTGATACGAACTCCGACATTGTCACAGCTGATTCTCAGCTGCCCGACGTCAGCAAGACCGTGGATCGATTCGCAAATCGTTCGATGGATTCCAGCTTTGCAGCGGCGTACTTCCCGGACGTTGTCATGCAAGATCCAACCACGAAGACGAACGTCGTTTGTCCTCCTTCCGTCGCGGTTCTTGGAGCGTTCGCTCTCAACGACTCGGTCGGTCATCCATGGTTCGCAGCGGCAGGGTTCACACGAGGCGCCCTTCCAACCGTCCAAGAGGCTCGAGTGGGTCTTTCAAAGGAGAACATGGATTCCCTTTACGATGTTGACGTTAATCCTCTCGTTGCATTCCCGGGCAACGCAAGTGCCGGTACGAATGCAAAGGGTGGTGTTGTGGTCTGGGGTCAGAAAACTCTCCAGGTTGCTGCTTCCGCCCTTGATCGGGTTAACGTTCGTAGGTTGCTGATCGATCTACGTCGAGATGTGAGAGCGATCGCTCGGACGATGGTGTTCGAACCGAACCGCCAGGTCACATTGGCAAGGTTCTCATCTGCCGTCACCCCAAAATTGCAACGTGTTCAAGCCCTTGCTGGTCTTGAATCATTCAAGGTCGTGATCGATTCAAGCACGACGACGCAACAAGATATTTTGAATGGTGTAATCAGGGGTATGATATTCGTTCAACCCACTCGCACGATGGAATTCATCTCCCTGGATTTCGTCGTGACAAACAACGTCACGGCTGAGTAATGTTAGGTCATGTTTATCAAATCAAAAATCTTGTCAATGACAAGGTTTACATCGGACAAACATCTCGTTCTGTCGAACAACGTTGGCATGAACACATAAAAAGGCTAGGAGGACATAATCGTCATTTGTGTCACTCAATGCAAAAGCACGGAATTGAAAATTTTGATTTCTCCGTTTTGTATACAGTAAGATCAAATGACAAACACGAACTTTTACGAATTTTAAATGAAGCTGAAATTTCATTAATACGTGACGCAAATTCAACGGATGAAAATTGGGGATATAACATCATGTTGGGTGGAAACAATCAAACAATTCCGTCGTCCGTGAGAAAACAAATCAGCGAATCAGTTAAAAAATACCAGATCGAAAACCCTCAAAATTTGGATAAATTTCGATTTTCAATGGTTGGAAGAAAACACAAACCAGAATCAATCGTTCAAATGAGTAAATCACGATCGGGAGAGAGAAATCCTAATTTTGGTAAGCCATCACCTTTTCGTGGGAAAAAACGCGACCCCGAGATGGGAAAAAAGGTCAGTCAAACAAAAAAATTACTTGGCCAGGGAATTCCTCAAAAATGCAAGATTGCACAATTAAAGGCAATTCGAAAACCTGTTTGTTCGTATTCTCTTGACGGAAATTTCGTAAAACGATACGATTTTATTGGAGGCGTTTCAGAGGATGGATTTTCCGGATTACAAGTGAGCAGACGTACTCGTGATCAAAAAAATAAAATTCATAGAAATCACATCTGGTTGTATGAACACGACGATATCAATGCTTGGATCAAGAATACTTAAGCTCAGTTCAAAGGAATCAAAATGAAGATTAACATCAATCAATTGAAGAAGCTCGTCAAGGAAGAAATGGATCGAGTTCCATTGAAGGAAACTGAATGGGATATCGAAGCTGGAATGCATTCGGGTGGTGTCGACAGCGACATTGAACACGGAATGCACGAATCTGATGATGTTCTTGATGAGCACGAAGATCCATTGTTCGATCTTTACAATGATGATCTTGAACCCGACGCCGGACCAACCTCCGCCGCGGGTGAATGCCTGGGGGTGGAATGTTTGGGATGTCCCGAGTGCGACGGATCTTACGATCAAAGTGAAGGTATGTACGGAAGCGATGAACGTGAATGGGATGATTCGAACATGGGTGGTAAAGACCGCTTCGGTGAATCAACGGTGAAGCAACTTGATCTCTCGCTTCTCCACGAACGTGCGGGATTCGATCAACTCGCACAGCAAATTCGTAAGACATTGCAGGATACAGCGAACTTTTTCTCTGATGCTACGACAGCGATTAAAAAGAAGCATCCTGAATGGAAAGATGTCCTACAATCATTGTCTGTGGCGGAATCTGCAGTTGATGACGTGATTGCAACTGTTGGAAAGCACGGGTAAGAAAATGAAAATCTCTCTAAGACAACTCAAACAGGTCATCAAGGAAGAAATTCAACATCTACGAGAATCGAATTCTTCCAGCAAAAAGGTTTCAGAAATTCAAGTGGGAGACGTTCTTGTCTCTACGTCTGGCGGACGCGACACTGTCGTGAAAAGCATTCGAAAAAACAATGATGGAACTGTCACGTTCATGGATTCACGAGGTACTGAAGTAACGCTGGGTCTCAGAGATCCCGCGAATAAACAACCGGCAACAACTCTAGTTAGGATCTAATGACGATCAACGTTCATGAATTAGCAGAGAAAACGATACGCCAACAAGTTCGTTCGATGTTGAACGAAGCTGCGGTGCTTGTTCCTCTCGAACAAGGCTCAAACTTCCATCGCGACATCAAGGCTGCAAGTGGCGATGAAAAGCTGATGCTTTCACTTTTGAAGACGATGATCAAATCGCTCAATGCGGGCGATCGTGCTGATCAAAAGTTCTCGGGTAACCTCAAGGCGTTTCGTCACAGCCTCAAGTCAAAGAACCATCCCGATTGGAGGATCATCGAACTCGCGTTCGCTGAGTGGGCACGTCAACGTAAGGCGAATCCCGTTCAGAGCGATGTTTCAGTTGTTCACAGCGTTCAAAGTGAATCAAAGCAAATCACGAACGATGTCATGAAGAAGGTCGCGGATCTCGTAAACGGTGGAACCCCCGAAGACAGAATCGTGTCGTCCGTTCTAGGAAAGAAGTACGGTCTAACCTTGGGAGACGTTCATACGTTCGTTGATCGTGCAGCAAAAGGTTTGCTTGAAAGAAAGTTGAACGAAAGCAAGTACGACCTCAGCAACGAGATCAAGTCGCAAATTCAAAAGAAGTACGGCAAGGTCAAGGAAGTCCATTACGAGGACAGCAAGTGTGAGGACGGAAACGGAAACTTAGAATCGAATCCTTACTACACCGTGATCACCTCAAAAGGCCGCGTAACGGTCATACTTTCACGTGACTTTTCGAAGGTCAGTGAAATGCACCTGAATGAATCTCATAAGAAGACTGAGCTCGAAACGATCTACGAGAATCTCGAATCGTTTGCACGACGTAACAACACGAAGGTCTTTGACGTGTTGGATGAAATGTTATCCTATACCGAACGACAAGTTTCTGTCGAACCGACGTCGAAACAAGAAACGAACACGGGATTCCATCCACCGGGTGAATGGGGATTCGATCACGAAGGAAGCCACGTGACGAACCCGTTGGTCGATTTGAACGGAAATGATTGCGATCCGGTCGAATTCTACGGAGACTCGTTCCTGAACAGCAGGTTCCCGTTCGTTCACGGCGACGTCATGATCGTCGATCCTCGTTACAACGAGACGGGCGAGCTCGAGGTTGAACCCTCATCGTACTACGGAAACGCCTACAAGGAAAGCGATTACCTTAGGGCTTTCAACGAATCACCGAAGGAAGAATGATGAAGATCACGATCAAAGAACTCAAGCAATTGATCAAAGAAGAGGCTGCGCACATGCCTGGTCGTGTCGGTGTTTGGTCACCTGATACGATCCAAGCACTTGACGCGCTAAGAAACGATATCATGAACTTCCAAATCGCATTCGATGATACGATGGGAATGAGTGATATGGATATTGCACTCAACGCGAACTCTTGGGGGCCCCCAAAGGGGGAACGATTGAAAAATTCTCAACGTTTAATGAAGGTACTCGATGAACTTGACAACGTTATTGATTCAATCATGGACGACTACAATGAACCATAAATCTTTTAGCATGAAAGAGCTTCAAAATCTCATAAACGAGGAAGCTCAACGATTCGCAAAACCTATCATCGTTGAAAGTGGTCCATGGTTAGGGGTTGATGACGAATTGACGGATACTTGTCCAATGTGTGGTCTTGATTCAGAAGGTCATGAAGCTGAAGGTTGTGATTACGAGCAGTGCGGGATCTGTTCGTACGACCATAGTTACGAACCTGAAGAAGCACACAACGCTCACCTCGAACTCGATCCAGATAACCTATAGTACGAATAATTTTGTACAATTCGAGAATGACATGGAAAAAAGTCATTCTCGAAGAAGCTAAAAAACGTATTTTAGAAAAGCACGGTGAACAACTAAAATTAGTTGATTCTACATTTGTTGACGCAAATACGAAATGTTCATTCGTTGATGTTGAATTTGGCGAATGGATCGCATCACCCGGAAACATTTTTAATGGTCATGGTCATCCTCAACGGGGACGAAGAAATGCTAAACAAAAAATTTCAATCGATCTTGACGAAGTCAAAAAACGTATTCAAGAAAAACACGGTTCGACAGTTCGAATTATTGAATCAACGTTTACAAAATTCTTAAAAATAGCAATGTTCATTGATTCTCAACATGGGGAATTCAATGAAATCGTTCGTTACGTTTGTTGTGGTAAATCACACCCTCAACGAATTTTAGATCGAAGAATTGGAACTTACGGGTTTTGTAAAAAAGAAATTCAAGAAAAATGTAAACAAGTTTGGCTCAGTAAAGGCGTTACGAATCCATCACAACTCGAATCAAGTAAATTAAAATCTCAAGAAACTTGCATGCGAAATTTTGGTGTGAAATTTCCCCAACAAAGTGCGGAAATTCGTAAAAAGTCTCGGGATTCTGTGCGGTTGTCTCGAGGGGTTGACAACGTATCAAAGGATGAAAGTGTCAAGCTAAAAAAGAAAGAAACAAATCTAAAACTGATTGGATTTCAATCCAACTTAAATGTTGAGAGCGTAAAACTAAAAGCTAAATCAAAACAAGCGTGGAATAAACGCCACCAAACAATGAAGCGAAATGATTCTTACAAGATTTCAAAGATCGAAGAATCAATGTTTCTTGTTTTGGTAGAATATTTCGGAGAAAATGATGTTGAACGTCAATGTGTTATCAATCAATCATGGCCTATTGATTTTTACATCAAATCGATCGACACATATGTTCAACTTGACGGTGTTTATTGGCACGGTTTAGATCGATCTTTAGACTTGATCAAAGAATTCAAAAATCCTCGTGACAGATCAATCTACAATAAATGGTTCTTTGATCGAAAACAAGACGAATTCTTTGATCAACACAAGTTAAAACTTATTCGAATCACTGACATTGAATTCAAAGAATTCGGCATCAAAATCCTGCTTGATCGAATCAATGCTTCTTGTGCTTGAATTTCACGTGCCACCAATCGTGTAGCTTACGAAATCCCGCCCCTACGAACGGGATCGCAGCCATGATCATCAAAAGTTCATCCATGCAGAAATGGAAAGGCATTGATTTTTCTTACTCGCTCAACGGCAAGATGTCATCGTCATGCAATTCGATGATCTGATCCTTCGTGATCTCTTCATCATCACCCAATGCATCGAGGCCCGTCGCTAGCGTCATTGACAAGCTTGATTGCAATTCAGTCGGAGAACCTCCCCATTCGTTCGCAATGTAAACATCGAACTTATCCCTGTCCTTGGTGGACATCACCATCACCCAAACGTTTCTCACTGAGCGCATCAACAACGACCTCAGTTCATTCGCCTTCGTGTGTGTGAGGGACCTTGCGAGCAATGTTGCCTTTCCTGAGTCGTTATTCATAGTATTTGCTTTCCTTTTCTAATTACACAGTACGTATAGTGGTTGATCATTAAATCATCATAAACGGTATCGTGTACGACGTTTTTGAACGTTTGATCCCATGTCAGCCAAATGAATCCATGCATCGAATCATCTCGAGTAGGATTGGTGATGACGAATCGAGTGTTGTTACGAACATCCTTGTCAATGTAAATGTCGCCCGGTAACAACTCTGACCATTTCATCATTCATCATCACCATATCATTTTCCCGTTTCGAATTATCGAATGAGTTCGAATTATCGAATGAGAGTGTCGACTTATCTTACAATCAAATTCAACGTGAATGGAATCATCCACGATGACACCGTCATCGTTCAATGCTAACCAAAAGTAGTTGTCACTGTATGAATTGTTAATAAACATCACCGGGACGAAGATCATTCCACCTCAGAGGTTTATTTCTTTCCATGATTCAGTCCAACCCGACGCTGTATCTGTCACTTTCAAAACGTTCACTTCAAGAACCATCGTGAGGCGATCACCGTCCTTCGCTTTCGTCGATCCCGAAGGGCCGTATGCAACTCCCGTAATTCGCGTATGGATGGTTCCTCGAGAATCGTAAACCCTTCGTAATCCGTTCGCCATCTTACGCGGTTTCTTCGATGAAGAAGCTGTTGTTTTGACAGGTTCATCAGCAACGTACTTTTGCTGAACCTTCTTGTTCCCCCGCCTCTTCAACTTGTTCGCCTTCGAAGGGGCGATCTTGAATCGATGCAAGTTGTTGGTGAACCCAGTGATGTAGTTCGTGGCAGCGTAGTTCTTGTTCTCGAGATCGAACAGGCGAACAGCGCCTGTCAATGTGTCAATGTTCTTGATCTCGTAAACCTTCGTGTCGAACCAACGAGGTTGAGAACCGTAGTCAGTGTAACGTTCGATGATGATCGAGTCACCCAACTTGAGCAGGAATTGAGGGTTCCCGTCCTTGTCGAGGACGATCGCATCATCGAGCTTGTCGATCTGCGGTTGCTTCGACGTTCTCGCTTTTTCTTTCTCTACGAGTTTGAGAAAGTTTTCAACATCATCATCGTCGTCGCTCTTGCTTTCGAGCATCGAGTTCGAATCACGCAACAGAATTTCAGCAAGCGACTTCGATTCGGGACTTGTCATTAGTTGATCCTATCACAGTAACGTACTGGGTGTCACCAATAATGATCAAACGTCCCGCATATAGAAATACTGCTCGTTTGCATTGAATGATCTTGGGGGGTTCATTTTGGTGGTACGAAAAATCCACCGCGCTCGCATCAATTTCCTCGACATCAATGTACTTGATGAAGGTGAGTATCGTTCCCCTGCTGAACCCGGGATCGTGCGTTGAAGAGTTGATTCCCGTCCAGGCCTTGTGGTAGGGATACGGGAAATTCTTGAATGCGTGACTTGTGCTCTCGTTTGCAAAGAAGCATTGTGCAACGTAAAGACCCGGCGCGAGCCGTGTATGATCGAGGTTTTTGACGTGTTGTGGCATCAACTTCCACTTGCTCAAGGGAACAAGCGGATTCGCAGCAACGGGCTGCGGCGCAACGTACGTTCTCTTTGCAAGCGTTTGACCGCTATTGAGCTGCAATTTCGCCTTCACGGGTTTGACGATGGAACCGTTCTGTTCTATGATTCCCGGCTCAGGCTTCCTGCGTTTGCTCTTGGGGATACGCTTGGGTTTTGTCGATTGGAGTTCCTTGCAAACGTTCCATTCAACCTTCGGTTTCATAGATCAATCGTATCACGCTTTTCCGGAAAGAACACTCAAACGATCTATGACGATCTGCATCCTTTTTCTTCCCACGGGATTCGCACTGTGAACAACGATCTTGAGAGGCATGCGAAATGTTGGATCTGTATGATACGCTTCCTCGAGCCAGCAAACAACACCGTAACCCGTCCCCACGACGTGCTCGGGCTCTCCCAAGTCATGATCGAGAGACAGCAGGTCAACGACAACGGTCTCAGAAGGTTCTTCATTAACCTTCTTAAGGTAATTTATGCATTGCTTCGCAGTGTACACACGATGCCACGTCGTGTCATCTGTATCCGCGGGCGTGGCTCTTTCATCATCAAGATAGACGCAGTGTTTCATTTGATGAGACCTATGATTCCATAAACGATCATGAATATCAAGATGACGCAAAAGCTTCCCGCAAGCGAGACAAGGACGATATCCCGAGCGACCAAGAGTAACGAAGGTTTTTCTTCTTCGATTTGTATCGCCGATCGCAATGCATCACGTTTTTCAAGGGCGCGTTTCTCGGATGCCTCATCGTAGATTTTCGATTCCTCTTCAATCTTCTTGAGAATTCGTTTGAACTCAGCCTTCATTTCATCGCCTAAGCGTTCTTGTTCCTCTTGTGAGAGTTTCACGAATTCATTGTAACACTGTGTGGCGAACAAAACAACTTATTTGATGCAACCCGCCGCCCAGAGGACGTAACCCTTGATGCAACTGACCTTGTACTCGTTGAATCGAGACATGTCAAGTTCAACACCCAACTCTTTTGTTTTTGCGAGACCTTTGTCCCATGCGAGGTATTCTTCCTCGAGAACATCGATCTTGTAGTGCAACGATCGATCCTTCTCAAACTTCCCCTTCGCGTATCCTGAGCTCGACCATTTCAACCCAGAAATGCCTTCCTTGCGGATCAAGTAATGACCGATCTCATGAGAGATCATCGTCAATTGATTGAAGTTCGACGTGTTGAAGTTGATCTCGATTGATTTCTTCGCAGAATCGTATTCAGCGTCACTTTGCTTTGAAAAAATGACGTTCAGTTCCTCGGATTCACACCACTTTACGAGCGTTTCAATTCCGTCGATTGCTTTGATGTCGAGCTCGTAAGCTTTCTGAGCCTCTTGAGGATCAGAGTACCTATTCTTGTGAATCAGGGCCTTTTCGAACCAGACTGAACGATCAAAGCATCTCATCACTCATAAGTATGAGCGATCTTTGTCATCAATCCGGGTTACCCATACAAAAAGCATTATAGCGAGCGTGAATCAAACGCATGTCATCCGGTAGCACGTGATGCAACGTGTACGCTTTGCCAGTCGCAACGTTCTCGATCGCTTGTTCCCAGCCTTTGTTGTTCTTTTGCGTCGTTTGAAAACGTTCCTCGATCGGAAGCTCACCAGGATTCATGATCAAGCCTCGACCTCCCCATTGAACGGTCTTCTTGTTTCCCAAGTACGTTGACATGAGATGGGTATACGAACCTATTGTCGCGGTGAGCCATTGGTCCTCGGCGAGGTAAAGATCGGTCTCGGGGGCTCGCCCCGCCCAGATCATTGTTTGAATCATGATGCATGCAGAATACGACAACAAGGTACCTGCTCCACCCTGGAAAAGGGTGTGTTTCGGAACGTTCTTCATCTTAATCGCATTGGCTTCGCTGCTCACGAACTTCTTCGTCTTCGCAGGACACGGCATACAACCCTTACCGATGACGGTGATCTTGCTGGAATCGAGATGTTCACAAAACAATCCAAGGGCATCTGTGTTAACGTACGTGTCGTCATCTGCGTACATGAACCAGTTACCGGGGGTGAACGTCGTCGTCGCAAACAAACGCTTCGTTTTCCTCGTCAGGCTGTCGTACTTCTCGACCAAATCCTGTTCAACAAGATCCGTCGACAAAAGAACGTCTTCGTCCTTCGCCCAAGTCTCCAAACAGGCATTCAGGCGATCCTCATACCGAATGCAACACTTGATGCCGTACGTAATCTTTGACATGAACGTAAATATACTTCAGAAGTTTGACGAAGTACACTTTACTGGAATGATTCGTTCTATGTCACGAATTGAATGCGATTCGTACCAAATCTGGTACATGTGATTTGTATTGAAATTCATGACAGTGACGTACCTTGCTGAGATATCATTTGTTATGACAAAACGAAGACATTTCCCGTCCATACTGTCATCTTCAAGAATTACAAGATCGCCCGGAAATATCGTTGTACCATAAAATTTGTCACCGTTTGACACGAAACACCTTGTTCTTCTTGGGAACGATCGATTTTGACTTCGTAGCGATGCTAATTTGCAACTGATTCCAAATGCTCTCGCCGCGCGATTGGATGATATCCGGCAAGTTCTCAATGAATTCTTCCTTCGCTCCCGTTTCAAGGAACTTTCTCATCTTCGTTCCGCTGATGTCGACTGTTTCTGAACGACTCACTGGTTCGAGAGAAATTTTACCGCTTACGTACAGATCGTTCAGGTACTTTTCGAGTTGTTGAGTTGAGAATGATTTGTTCAGATCCGCTGGATCGGAGTAGATCACGAACGTGTCGTCGGTCCCATTTTCTTTTTTGAGTCCCAGGAACTCGTAGACCTTTCGAACAGGTGTTTCGTTGGAGACGTAAATCACTTCAACGTTCTTTGGTAACGAAGGTTCCATGTAGTCCTTCCAGATCGTTTCCATGTCGTTTCCGTAGATCTCGACCTCGTTAGGTCGTTTACGATCATTCAGAGAAACGAACAACATGACCTCATCGCATTCTTTCGCCGCGATGTTGATCAATGACCAGTGACCTGCATGGGGTGGCTTCGCGCTCAGTGCGATAATTCCTACACGAAAATTCATTTAGCACCTTCTAATTTCAATTTCGCGTAATAAGCTTTTTGTCCGTCTTTCATTTTTTGAATACGATTTTGTCGTTGTTCGGGTGTGTATTTTGCCCAATCACTCCTACTTTTTTCTCCAGTTTTCGACTTAGCAATCGATGACGAATATCGTTTTTTACCTCGTTTACTCATCTCAATAGATCGTTCCTCATCTGTAAATGCCATTTTCCACCAATTCTTTTTAGAATCTGAAGACCAAGGATGTCTTCCTTCTTTGACTTGCTTGGCAACGTGAATTCTTCCCCGTTCACCCTGAAAATGATGTTCATTGTTGGTAACAAGTTGAGACTGAAAAAGCTTCACCGCTTTTGATATTTTTTCACTTCTAGATTGTCGTTGTTCTAACGTTATTTTTTTCCAAAATCGTTTTGACATTTTAGATTGAAAATTTTTATCCGTGAAAATCGATTTTTCACTCTGATTTTCACAAAACATTTTTTTCAAACTTGCATATGAAACTGAGTTTAATCTTTGCCCTCGATTGATAAATCGAGGTTGGTGAGACATCATATGAAATGCATGACACATTTTTCGTTGTTTAAGTCCCGAAAACATTTTCCACAACAACCAATGACAAATGAAATGTTGACGATATGTCAATCTAACAAGATTACTCGTGTCATTTGTACCCCCAATCGAGCGGGGTACAATGTGGTGAATTTCATAATTGTCTTCAATTAGATTGTTTCGAGGATCATAAACGATTCGATCGTAAACGTTTTTGCACCAAGCTTGAAATTTCGATTTCACCATAGCTTTGTTCGATTCGTCGCCAACATATGGATGATACCATCTTTGATGTGAAAGAACATTGAGCTCACAATGTGTTCATCTATCACACCATCAAAAATGACCTTGATCGTGTAGCTGTCATTTGGGTGGAAATCCGTCATGTAGATGTTTTCGACAGCGATGACCAACCACGCGAATCCATTGTAGAATACGAGATCGCTAGGAACCAACCTTCTGTTCAAGTTTGGATGTCCCCATTCTTCAGAGGGAATTTCAGGCATCAGATGAAGTATCGTTTTCAATCGTTCTTTTTGACAACTCGTGCCCCTACTACACGTGTCAATTATAAGTAATTCTCGTCCCCCGGTTTCGGAGGACGGTTGTTATCACGTCGCCATTTGGCCCAACGTTTACACATTTTTTCTGAAAATGATTTACCTCTACTAATTCGATCTTCGGTCGACATATTTGCCCAAAGCTTTTTCATCGAATGTGAGGTTCCAGGTTTTAATTTGCCTTTTCCAGATTCAGAAATTTTTTTTCTCAGTTCAGGATTTTGAAAGATCTTCTTATTCAAATCAGAAGTTTTTTTACGCTCTTCTGGGTTTGAGTAACGTTTTTTATTTCGTTCTGAGTTAATGAGTGAACGTTCTTGTGTTGATAGATTTTGCCAATCTCGTTTCCGTGATTCGGAAATCATTCTACATCGTCGCGTGTGTTCTTCTTTTGACATATTTGCCCATATTTTGCTGAAATGTTTTGAACCCTTTTCGCCACTTCCCGGATGGGTACCATTTCTAACACGAAGATTATTCCACTCAGAAAGACATTTTGATGTATTTGTTTTGACGTCAATTTTGAGTTTTGCAAAGTTTCGAGATGAATTAAGTTTGTTACCGTGAAAATGTGACATTAAATAGAACGCAGTTCTCATCTTGATCTTGTCTTTGCCTTCACTCATCAACCATAAAAGGTGGTGAGCAATGAAATGTGCACGATGAGAAAGTTTCATCAAATTTTCATGATCATCACTTCCTCCCATCGAGCGCGGAACGATGTGATGAACGTCGTATTCACCTTTTTTCAAGAGGTGATTTCGAGGATCATAGATGATTCGATTATAGGCGGTTAAATAGTCCACTGCGTGTATCAAATTATACTTATTGACGTGAACGATGTTTTATTGAGAGAGTATGTGCGTCGTGTTCTTCGAGAGGACTATGGTGGATTTGATTCATCATCTGACATGGGTATCGATTTCACTGGCGGAGATCCCAAGAAACTTTATAATGTGTTTCTTCAGCCATTCGCTGACGTATTTTCGACCGCGAAACACGGTGTTGAAAAACTTTCGAACCGGCTTCAGACCGTCGGAAAGGTCGCATTCGAAGCCATAGGAACGACAATTCTTCCCGGGATGTCTTCTGATTATGACAAAATTTTCAAAGACGAAAAGGAACAACTTTCTAAGCTAAAGGACAAATATCGTGACGTTTATGACCGTACTTGGAAAGCCGTTAAGGACAACGATATACTTGCCGGAGCGTTCGCATATGATCCTACGAGCCTCATCACATCAAAGATCGCAAAGGAATCACCAAAGGTCGTCGTTGGTCTGTTGAACACGTTAACGGGCGGAAAACTCAACAATTACGTTGAAAAATTGAAGAAAAAGAATTCAAAAAAGAACGATTTCGATTTTTCTCAACTATCTGCATTGTTCTCAAGTGTTAAGAAACATGAATCTCGCATCATCGGAGAATCTTCTGAAATTGATTCTCGTGTCGCAGACATGATTAAGGACAATCCAAAGATTCAAAGCATGAAGGATGACGCTCGAAAGATCGTGAGAAGCTCGCTTGAAAAGATGTTCGATGCTGTGAACGTGATCGGAAAAGCGCAGACCGTCGACGATCTGATGAAGGTTGTCGGTAAGAACATTCCACAATTGAACGCAGTGAAGAAACTCAAGGATCCCGAAAGATCTCAGGTAGAATCGAAGGTCGTGGAAGCTGTCAAGGCGGCGATGAAGAACTTCTACGTGAAGAAGTTGAATGATCAGATCAAGTCTGCGTTCGAATCCGGTGTTCCTCGCGAACACGTCATGATCGATGATTATCACCAAGCGATGCAAAAGATCAAGGCAATATGAAACTGCTTCGAGAATTCGTGAAATCAGTTCTTACGGAATCAACATCGATCGATGATGAGATTTCGTTCATTCGAGACTGGTTCAAAGATCATCGTGATGTGTTCTCAGGAGCGTTTGTTGTCGGATCGTGGGCGAATCAAGATTCTCGACGAATGCCTGATAGAAATGGTGACAATTCATCAGACGTCGACCTAATGGTCGTGCCCGTTGATAGATCGTACGACCTTTTACTACATGCGTGGGATCTCGCGGTTAGATTCGAAAAAGAGTGGAATGCTAAATTCACACGGAAATTGCACATCAACGTTGATGAGGTGATTGGCAACGTAAAATCGATCAAGGTATTTTGAACATCACATCATTTGGGTCATACAATGATTCACATGAAAAAGCAAGTTAAGACACCTCAAGTTGATGTTGCAACCCTACAACCATCTGAGCTCGGTGAACTCAAGATCGTGGTTAAGGAATTTCTTTCACGTCTTGAAAATCTTGACAATGAAATTGCAGGATTGAAAGAAGATCGTAAAGCTTTGTATGAAGAATTTTCTGAAAAGTTAGACGTAAAAACGCTCGCTACTGCAATGAAGGTTCTTCAGATTGAGTCGACCGTCGCTTTCAAAGGAAATTACGATTCGTTCGTTGAGGTTCTGAAGGACGACTTCGTCAACAATCTCACCAATTCATAAGGAATTCATGTTCGGGTACTTTTATCTCGTTCAAAAGAAACGCATTGATGATGCGTGGGGTAAACCATTCTGGCAACCATGCAACCTGTGCTGTGGTACGGGTCGTTGGGAAGCTCCATCGTACACAGGCTATAATACTGAGACATGTTTTTATCGGGATGCTGGCTGGTACGAAAAGAATTCAATCACTAATCGGATAAGACGAAGCAATGCAAAACGGTGACGAGATGACGTACAAAATTTCTCAGGTTCTTTTCATCCTGCAAAATGATTCTGCAAAGATCGCTCCGGTTCAAGTTGCCGAAGAAGTTACAAAGAAGACGATGAACGGGAATGAGGTAACGTACATCGTGAAACACGTGAATTCTAAGGGTGAAAGTTCGCTGGTTGACCTTTCAAAGGTCAAAGGAGAAATTTTCACCTCACCCGAGAAGTTGAAGAAGGTTCTCATTGCTCGTGTCTCCGCATCGATGGTTCAAATCGTTGCGAATGCCGTCGAAAAAGCGAAGCTTGATTTCAATTCAGAGGGTAACGTGGAAACGCTTGAAACCTCTGAGGGGGTTCGGCAGGAGTTAAATCGTTCTCTTGACGAAGTTTCGACGGAGATCGATGAAAATGGCTACATGAACGTGGAAATCGATGGAAAAGTTCGTCGAGTGAAGGTGAACTTATGATAAGAAAGATCGCGGATATTCCGAAATCATGTCTCAGTCCTGAACACGTTCCTCCATCACACATCGTTCTTGAAAATGGAGTGTACGAGCACACGTGTCCATCGTGTCTCGCTAAAACGATTTTCACGGTTAATCGTCCAACGTTTTAGTGTTTATCATTGAAATGCATGATACGATTCATGATATGAATTCATTGTTACCAGGTGATATCGTTAAGTTTGATCCTAAACGATATCTTCATTCATCTTTTCGTGATGGTCTTGGTTTGATCGTCTGTATTGACAATACGACGGGGAAATTCAATGTTTTGTGGCCTGATAGTTCTCGAACTGATTGCTATGATTTTGAACTTATCAAGCAAGATCGAGCGAATGAAGCTGTGTTGTTCGAAGTGATCAAGCGACTGTTAAGCGTTGTTTGATTGATCACTACGATGAATGCGAAGCGTACATGAACATCATTCATGAACTCGTTTCACGTTTGAACGACGTTGGAAACAATAACGGAAATTTTTGACATGAAACAACCTCATACTCTTGTTTTTGATGGTTACAATATGTTGCATCGAGCTCGAAGCGGATTCAAGCTCGGTGAATTCAACGTCGTCTTCAACTTCTTTCGTTCGATACGATCTGAGATCGAGAAACACGATCCCACTCGTGTCATCTTCGTGCTTGAAGGTGAACCGAAACGTCAGTTCGTTCTCGACCCCGAATACAAGGCCAATCGTCGTGTTGAAGAAACGGATCCCAAGAAGATCGATTCGTTGAATTCATTTCATAAGCAAAAGAAGATGATCATTGATCTTCTCGTCACCTGCTTTCCTTTGAATCTGATGCAACATTCAGACTTTGAAGGTGATGATCTGATCTACAACGTTGTCAAACGTTCAACCCGAGCCGTACCGATAACGGTCGTTAGCTCAGATACGGACTTCATTCAACTTCTCGAGCTCGAGAACGTGAAGCTCTACAATCCAGTTCAAAAGAAGCACATCACCGCTCCTTCGTACCCCTACGTGACCTGGAAAGCTCTTCGTGGTGACGGAACGGATAATATTAAGGGGATCAAAGGAGTTGGTGACAAGACCGCCGAGAAGTACTTGAATAATGTTGGTTTGCTAGAAGCCTTGTTAGGAGATCCCGAAAACAAGGCACAGCTCGAACGTAACGTTCAACAGATCAGATTCCATGATTTCACCGAGGAAGAGACGATCAACGTCATGACGAAGGTCGGTAAGCGAGATTGGGATCTCGCAAAGAACTTTTTCACGGCTTGCGGGTTTCAGTCAATCGTCAACGACAAGTCGTGGACAAAGTTCGTCGATACATTCGATCCTTTGTTTTAAAATCATCATGATACGTAATCGTGCATGTCATCTCTAAAAGAATTCATCAGAACGTACGTTTCGTTGCTATCAGAGGTAGTTCAGCAGAAGAAGGCTGCGATCGTCTTCATCCAGAACGAAAAAGGTTTGGTCCTTTCGGTTTCTCGCAAGGATGACGCGTCTAAGATCGGACTCCCGGGCGGAAAAGTGGATTTTCCAGAAACTGCTTCTCAAGCAGCAAAAAGAGAATTGTTTGAAGAAAAGGGTCTTGTTGCAACAAATCTTCAAAAAATCTTTTCAAGAGTTGATAAACAGGGGTATGAAACAACTACTTTTGTAGGTTCAATCACGGGAACGATTCACTCAGATGAAGAAGGTAAAATTCAATGGGTTACAAGAAAAATGTTGTTAAATCCTCAAATTTCTCCATTCGCTGATTACAATCAAGAATTGTTCAAAATCGTTTGATTATAGCGGTGAATCACCTTATAAACAATGCTCGAATTAATCTTCATTAAACTTGAACCAGATAAGAATTTTCAAAAAATTAGGTGTCATTCATTAAAGAACGTGGTAGATTGAACCAATGCTTTACGTCGTCACGAACGTCCTTGAAAAAACTTGGCATGTTGGAAGCACGGTTCCCGAACTGAACGTTCAGGACGTTGTTGAGATCCAGGCCGATGGCGCTGAGCTCGATTGGATTCGAGAGAACGTCTCAGACGTTTTGAACCGCGCTGGGTTGATGGGTCGTACACGGGTTGTAAACCTGTATGGCAATGAAGCTCGACAGATCTACGTCAAAATGAAGGCATGAATGAAGATCAAACGATGGGATGAGGTTCAACCCGGCGATCTTGTGTCGTACAAGGCACCTTCTTCATACCATTCGGGAGATTTTCAATTTCTCTACCTCACGAATGAATCACCCGTCGATCAATCATTCCTGTGCTTATTCGCAAGTAGAATTTACTTGTGGTCATTCATTCTAGACGAGATATTCGAACCTGGAGACTTTCAATATTCAAGAATCTCACCTCACGAGGTACGAAAATACAACAAGTCGATCGCTCGTTCTTACAGGATCTTTCGAAATGGGAACAGAATCCACTGAACAACCATTGATGAGCCCTTACGGGCTTATTCAGGAATCTTTGTGGCCGGATCGATGGTTCATTCTCGTGTCATGCGTCATGTTGAATTGTACACGTCGAAAGCAGGTTGAGAAAGTGTTTCCAAGTTTCATGAGAACATTTCCTACACCCGAAGCCTTGATCGAGGGTGATGAAAGCTTTCTTCGTGAAATGATCGCTCCGCTCGGGTTCAAGAACCGACGAACGAAGACACTTCGTAACCTTGCAATGGAATACATGAAAGACGAGTGGAAGAACATCGTCGAGCTCCCTGGGGTCGGTGAGTACGCATCTAGAGCTTGGGAGATCTTTGTGGAAGGAAATCTCGGTGGTGATCCACCACGCGATGGTGCTCTCATGCTTTACTGGACGTGGAGAAAACGTGTTCAAGCGCCTTGACAAGAACACGAATCAAGTGTACCCCCAATGGTATTACAAACGTGCTGACGAGATCGTTCCGGGAGATGTCATCGTTCTTTACTGGGGAGCGGGGTGATACATTGTATCGATTAGTTGTTTCACAAAAACAAGTGAACGGTGGAACATCACTTCAATTTCTAAGAACGGGTCCATTAAACGTTCGTTCTCCGCATGGTAATTTAAAGGAAGCCATTTTCTTCGAAAACTACCATTCATTTAAAGTGTTCAATGGCATGAATCATGATATTTTATCATAAATGCGTAAACACGAGCCAAAGAACGCAAAAACGATTCATGTCAACCTCCCCGGCATCATTCCTGTACGTAAGCCACCTCGCGTGAACTTTGATCTGTTGAGTCCTGCAGTCGTTGACGGCATTTTGACATGTGAACCGGGTGATGAAGTGATCCTTCGAAAGGATCATCTCAATGACAAGAAATTGTACCTGTGCACGGTAACGTCGATCACTGAATCGGGTGATCTGTTCCTCTACAACCTAACGTTGGGTCAGGTCGTGACGTTCAGCATCAAGAACCCGATGAACATTCGTAAGTTACATTGAATTATCATCAATGAATTTCAAGATCTCGTCGCGATGAATCGCGCTCGTTAGATGCGTGACGGTTGAAAGCCAACTTGTCACCCCCATGAGCCGCGCATCCTTGTCAAAGATGCCCGATCCAGAATTTCCGGCATGGGCAAGGATGCTGAATTCCACGATTTGCAGAGATTGATCGTGTTCCAAGCGAATTCCTCCAGCGGGAAGCTCGCTTTGTTCTCTTTCGATCCTTAAATTCGAAACAAAACCTTGATTGTACGACCAGGTTGAATCACTGATGTGCCAGACAACTTGAACTTCATCACCTGGATTGATCGTTCGTTGTGAAATAACGGCGAACGATGAATTATCTTCATCCGTTTTTAGCATCGCAAGATCGATGCTCGTGTCGTATGCAACTAGATGACTAGCATGAACGGATTGCAATTTTCTTTGCGTTTCGGTATCAAAATCATTTATCGTTGCGTAGTTGAAGATCAGATCGTTGAATTCGATGCAATGTGCCGCCGTTAGGATCCGATCATGCGCTACAAAAGTTCCACCACAAACTATGGTTTCTTTCTCAATCAGCGCGACTTCATTTGCCCGTATGACATGAGCGGCATTTGTGGATGAGATCGTTCCAATTGCTTGACATGAATCGATACAGGCCCTGAGTTGCATCCTTGAGTCAAAAAAGCGATCGCAATGATATTGCTGAACAATTTTAGCATCATGTTCAATGGTATTCAATTGTATGGATCAAGTTTTCATTGTATGATGTGATCATATGAACATTCGAAGGGCAAAAATCATTGTCATGAATCTGTTGAACGACAAAAAGTTCAAAGTTTGCATGGGCCTTGTCAATGGAATCAGTGAAACCATGATAGCCGTTCATTCGAACCTTGGTACGTTGAACGTGTTGAAGGTCGCGTCAAGCAACCTTCTCAAGTTGAACGAGAATTTCATGGCATCGTCTTGGGACTACTTCGATTTTGGTTGGACGGAATTGTTTGACTCGGAGCTCTCTGACCTCGTTAGAACGATCATTGAAAAATACCCACACGACGACATTAAAGGTGTCGATTCAGAATGCGTTGCTCGAATTCATACGTTGAAAGGGTACAAGATCGGATATCTCAAGTACGCCGATAGGCACAGAGATGATTGCTCGACCGTCTATGTCAAAGAAGGCGAACTAGAGACGGTGAAAGCATTGATCTGTAACGAAATTTGGAGCTTGTTCGGCGGAAAACACGTTGTCTTAACAAGAAAAGTCAATTCCGAACGAGTCGTTTTTCGTGTTGACGAATCAATCAAGAACCTCGATTCAGAATTTGCGACACGGAAGATTGCCCACCTAAAAAAATGCATTGATGTCAACCTCCCACGATCAGTTTTGTTGTACGGAAAACCTGGTACCGGAAAATCAACGATCGCAAAGACGATCATTCGTACATTGGGCTTGCGCTCGTTCAGGATCAATCTTCAGGATCTGAACAGAAACATTTGTGGAACGCTCGTCGACGATGCTATCAAGATCTTTAAACCCGAAGCTTTGATCATTGACGACATTGATCGTGCAAACAGGCAGGATGAGTTGTTGGCTGCGATTGAAATGTTTCATGATCAGTTCAAGATCGTTATTGTTACAGCGAACAACCTCGATAGGTTCGATCAAGCGATGCTCAGACCCGAACGATTCGATGAGATCGATTGCATCAATTTCTTGGATGAGAACGTTATCAAACAACTTTTGGGTGAATCGAACATGGATATGTTCGAACAGGTGAAAACATGGCCGATCTCATTCATTAATGAAGCAAAGAACAGCCGCCGCGTTAACTCACCGGAAGAAATGGTCGAAACGATGAAGCAATTAAGCTTTCGTGTTGGTCAACTTGAAGGTGACTACGAAGAAGAAACCAGCGTTAATGCTACGTCACAAATGCAGGTTGATGATTTTGATCATACGTCACCCGGTGGTATCGGCGATTTTTCGAACTAAATGCTCGATCGGAGGTTGATCGTATAGTTACGATCATGAACCTCACAAGGGTCACAAGAAAC